AAGGTTACGTGTAAAAGATAGATCTACTCTAACTTGAGTTCCTTTTTCCATTAGTGCTCCGCCTTTCTATGTCTGCTTAAAGTGTCATGAGCAAAAATGCCCCAACGCAATACCAATTCTTTCTTACATATTTCACATACTACAACTCTTGCTGGGACTACTCTGCTTTCCATACTGGCACAAAGTTCCCTTCTGTTGTCTTAGTATACAATATAGTGTTGTGTTTGAGAAGAGCCTTCATCTCATTTTTTGAAGGCATGTTATTAGAATACCCTGATTCTAATATAAACTCATGTATGTCCATAATGTCCGATTCACTATACATAAACTTATACCATGTACTATCTGGGTTACCTATTGGATATACTTTCTGAGGATATCTAATCTTCCCGTCCAAAATATAATCTTCTATAGTGACTTTATGCTTGCCAAGCATTTGCGCTACCTGACTAGTTGAATATGCATTCTCCATAGTTTTTAAAACTTGTGAATAAGAATATAGTAACCTTTTTTTATCTGGATAGCACCAAGCAACCATTTGGTCTTTAGATCTTGAATGACTTAATACTTTATGTATCTTGTTATTTAAGAAGAAATACCGAATGCTCTTAGCTGACTGTTTTCTCTTTTTTCTATCCATTTACCTAATGCACTCGTATCCTTATTGATCATCCATCTTTTACCGCACATCATGCAGAAAAGCTCTACGTGTAATTTTTGTGAAAACACCCTGTCAACAAAAACTCTTCCTTGGCATTTGTTACATTTCATCATAGTGTAAATAGCTTCCCATCAACAACACATGAGTAATCTGGTGCCACATGAATCATTTGAATATGTGGATAATCATTTACAATATGTGCAATAGCAAACCCCTTTTGCCAATCATGGTGCTGCATATATTTCATTCCTGGCCCTTTTTCATCACACATGTGACCAAGCTCGTATCCACGAAGAGTTTCTCCCTCTCCACCATTTCGTAGTTCATATGTTACAAGGTGCGAAGCAATTCTATGAGAGTGACCTCTAATTAACGATACCTGCAAGTCTTCCATATCTTTACGAACAGATCCAGTTGATGCAATTGAAAGCCCATGATGAACATGAATATCTCCAAAACGGCGCTTTGGCAATTCGTTATAATGAATGTACTCATAACCTAATGAATCTAATCCCCACAAAGCTTCTGGTGTAACTTCATTAATATAGTCTGGAAGCTTTGCATCAACATAGTTAAAGATTCTAACATCATGGTTTCCAAGTGCTGAGAAAAGCTGAGCATCTGGGAGCATGTCTCTTGTCTTTGTATAAAAATCTCTAGCGCCTTTTGCTTCATGCCTCATCATAGGAACAATAAGATCTCTACTGTCAGTCTTGTGAAGGTTTAAAAATTCTGCTGATCTTCCTTCTGTATATTTACTATAGCAGGCTTGATCATCTGTATCGCCAAGGTAGTCAACGACATCTGGCTTAAACCATTTCATCACTTTAAACCAGAGGGCAATCATATTATCATCTTGATATGGAAATTGCTGGTCGGATGATATCATCCATTTTAAATCATTACTCATTGTCTACCTTAATATGTAAAAAAGTCACGGGTACGTGACTTTGATGTTACATTAATTGTAACATATTGATTCAGCTTGTCAAGGGGCTTATGCTGTTACAGCTGGCTTTGTTCCAGCGCCAATAATATCAAACTTTACTCCAGTTATTTTGGCTTTTGTGTTGTTTTGAACATGGAGAACATGACTTCCTATTCCTCCAGAAATTGACCATGTAATATCGTGCTTGTATAAAGCACCTCTTGGGCAGGCTACTAGATATACATCTGTAAACCCATCCCATTTCATACCAATAGGCTCTTCATTCTTACCTATGTTTAATCCATTTTCAAAATCAACTCTGTATGCTTTTGTATATGTAACGGTTAAACCAGCTACCCTATCCGATGTTGTTTGGCTTAGATCGTAGGCATTCTTAGTCTGAGCTGCAAGTGCTGTAATTTCTGATTGCATCTTTTGCAATTTTACTGAATCTACAGGCTCTCCATCTTGGAATATTTCTGTCATATTAAACCCCTTCTATTTTAGCATCAATTGATTTTGAATATTCATCTTGTGCTGTTTGCTTATTCATTAGCTCTGTCATCTCTGCCCTTAAAATTGCAATCTGAGTCTCATATCCAGAGACTAATTGACCAATTCTTTCTTGAAGGGCATGAACAATTAATTCTAACTTTTCCATTTTTACCTATTCAGCTAGTGCATTTACTACTGCAAGTTCTGCATTTAGAACAGACAGTTGATTTGAAGCTTCAGTAATAGCTGTTTCAATTGTAGAAACTGCTTCAGCATCTGGAGCAGATTTAGCATTTTCTACTAATAGATCCATCTCTAGACCAAATTTCTTATACTCAAGGCCTCTGGCTCTTGATTCAATTATCTGAACTTTATCGCTTTTTGATAGTGTTGTCATTTTATTCCTCCTTTCATATTATAGCATTTCAAGCACATTAGTCAAGGCCTGAATCTGAGACTCTATATCCTCTATTGAGTCAGTAATTTCTGGGTCATTATTTAAAAAACGATTTCTTCTTCCCTCTAAAACTTTAATTTTAGACTGAATTAAATACTGCTTGTCTTGTATTTTTATCATCATAATAGTGGGCTTGTCCAAGTTCCATAATATGTAGTTCCATTGGTCCCAAGCATAACTACTCTCACGCGACCATATCTTCTTGCAGTTGTAGCAACTCTTGTTCCTAATGGGCTTGAAGAAGAGCTTGAGCCAGATGCAATTCTAAATCCCCAAATTGTTCCGTCTCTTGAACTTGTATACGGATAGGTAGTTACGGATCCAGGGAATGTTTGTATTCCAGCACCACCAGTAACTTTTGATCCAGCAGTAGAGTTTGCTGAATATATCTCAAATTGCATGCCAGTGATAGACTGATAACTTCCGCTAGGAGTTGGGTAGTCACAGAAATACTCCCAGCTAGAGCTAGTGTCGGTTGGAAATCTTCTGAAAAATAAACTTGGAGCTGGGCAAGTAGGTGTAACAAATGTTGTATTCCAAATTGCAGTTGCTGTTGCATTTCCAGCACCGAATGTATATGATCCTGACCCAGAATATGTAATACCTCCAATACTCCATCCTCCAAAAGTAAATCCAGCTCTAGTTCCAGCATTTGCCGCTAATGTTATTGAAGCACCTTGAACTCCAGTTTGAGTTGTTGGAGTAAATGATCCACTATTTGCAGAATAGAAAAGACTATAGGTAGGAATTGTAGAAGAAGTTCCAGATGCGGTTGCAGTTGTGTTATTATATCCAGAAACAGATTTAGTAACTACAATTGAAGTAGAAACATTAGAACCCAGTCCTGTTGCCGTTACAGTTCCAGTTGAGGAGTTTACAGAGTATCCAGTTGTTGCGGGTATGGAGTACGTGGCTCCTGACTGGGAGGTTCCAGATATTGTTGCTGACCATCCACCAGCTGTACTAGATCCTGTGTTATAAGAGAATGGAACCGCAGGGTTTAAAGTAACTGTAAATTGAAATGCAGAACTCCAAGCACTTACAGTATTTGATGGTCCTATTGATGTATCATCTCTAGTTATAACTGATCTAACAAATGCCCAATATGTTCCATTAATAGATGGTCCACTAGCATCAGTTAACGTAACTGGTGTTGATGTTGGGGTATTTGATGCTCCAGTAGCATCTGGTGTCTGGGCACCTGTTGGTGCAGTTGCACTACCCCACCAAAACATTTGATAGAATGGTCCGCTTCCTCCATTACAAGTAACTGATACTGGAGAATAAACAACACCAGAGGTAACAGATGTTATGGTAGGTGCTGTAGGTGCTGCTGCAAGAGTCTTAATTGTTCCATTGGTGGTAGTGCCTTCATAATAAATATTTGGTATTTCTAATGAAATATTTTCTACTGAATAGTAATATCTAGGTGTTACATTTACAGCATAATCTGTAAATGCTTCTAAAGGACCAGTTGGCGTATCCGTGTAGGTTTGAATATTTAGTGTAGCTATAATTTTTGGATAGTTGCTTGGTCTATTAAATGGACTTATCTTATATGTATCTATATGTGTATAATTAGCATAGTTTCCAGTCGTATAGTTAGATGTAAATGATGTCGATGTTACATTGCTAAAAGTTATAGGTGTTGCCAGTACCAGTGAATCAGTTGGCGCTGTGTGAGAAAGACCCATATCTCTTGTTGCACTAGAATATGCTACATCACCTGCTGCAGTACTAAAATATGGAGTGAACTCATATCTCCAATATCCAAGACTGCTTGTCCAATTTGGTCCAGATGATGGGTAAACACCAGTTGTTGTTTGCAATGCATAAAATCTTGTTCCGTTGTAAATAACATAATCTCCAACATAGTATGTTCTTTGTGTTATAAGTGTCCAATATGTAGTATTAGTTGGGCTTTGACCAGAAAATCCAGGGTCGTTGGCGGTGTATTGATACACGCTAGCACCAGTTGTTCCAGTACCGTAATATACTGTTTGTCCCTGAGTGTAGGAAGTAGAAGAAGACCAAGTTCTTGAAGTAGTTGGAGTAGTTCCAACCAAAGAGCCTCTTGTCCAATAAGTATTGCTTCCAGAAGTTGATGGTACGGTACCAGCTCCAGAAAAAGAAATAAGTTTAGATTGATACTGATTGCCAGCATACCAGACTGTATTATTAGCATAATAAGTTGTAGATGGGGACCATGTATCATTAGTCCATGTTCTTTCAGTAAACAAAGAAGAAGGGTTTAATGAAACTTGATACGGGTATGAACTTGTTGTTGATAAAGTATATGTCGGTGTAGATATTGGAATATTTACACCCTGTAATTTATATTGAACAGAACTTGTATTTGTTCCTGTTGTAAAATATCCAGTAGCAGTACTTGTTGCAAAGGAGTAGGATGTGGGTCTTGTTATTGCACCAGGCTTTATTCTAAATCCAGCAATTGCATTAGATGCAGGAGCTGGAAACCAATTTGAACAATTTGTACCAGTGCTTACAGCGGCAGATCTTGCTCTAACCCTATAGTACCTTGTTGATCCAGGAGATATCGTAGTGTCAATAAATGAAGTTCCAGTTATGCTATTGTCACTTCCAAAGTCTGAGAATAAAGATTGGTTTACGGGCCCAGTGCCTTGAGAACTTTGCCAATATATTTCATAATAATTTGCACCTGTAACTGCGCTCCAGCTTAGCAGTACGCCATCACCTCTATTGGAAGAAGCTGTTAATGAGGTTGGTGCTGGCAAAAGTGATGTTATTACAGCATTATTAGTTATAGCAGTTGCAGAAACACCAATAGATGGACCCAAATCATAATCAGATCCAGAATTAAAATTTGTTTCTACTGCATAAATATAATGATTCAGATCTCCAGCCTGCACTAAGTAAGAGTAGCCACCAGATTGAACTTGTGTTCCTCCAGTGGTTGTAGCAGTTGAATTCTTATACCAAAATATTGTGCTTCTTAATGGTTCTGGCCTATATGCTTCTGTTATATCCCATCCAGAAGAATAGTTTATTGTATCTCCAATTTTTGGAGAAGTAATATTAAATGATGGTGCAGTAGCAATCCTTGGCCTTTGTCTAACAATTTGTATTTTAGTAGAAACAGATACACCATTATATTGAGAGTTAGATGAATTATTTGCTATAACTTCAAATCCTAAAAACTTTCTGTCTGCATTTGTTGAGTTTGTTACTGTCCATATTGAAGTTGGTAGCTGGTCTTCTCCAGCTGTACTTGTCCACCCAGATCCCGTTCCGCTTTCAAGTATGGATCCCTCTAAGTCATATTCAGCATATATTTTCCATCTATATGTATAAGATGAGGCAAGCCATCCGTTAAGATCCCACTGAGCGTTATCGCCAAAATAGGAGTCACCTATTCTAACTACTGGATATGTAGCATTTGGCATTCTTTCTGCGTAAGTATTTGATGAAAATTTTGCTATATATGGGACTCTTGTTGCAAAAATACCTGAAAGTGGCCAAACTTTTAGCCATTGTGTTGCATTTCTTATCCAAACCCCAACGGCAGATCTCCAGCCAGTACTTCCAAGCCCAGAAGTTTTAACAAATATACTAGATGCTTTTTTCCACCCAGTAGATCCGAGCCCAGAAGTTTTAACAAATATGTCTGACATTTATTATCCTATGAATACTGTATCCAGATATCTCCAAGATATCCATCTGTTTGTGAAGATGTTTTTGCATCCGCTCCCATTCCAATATTTCTCATGTAATAATTTCCTGTTCCTATGCTAGTATTAGAACTATTTTTAACGGCTACTCCACTAAAATCTGCATTTGTACTATTAACTGTAAGCCCACCAATATTAACTCCTTGTGCATTTGTTCTTCCAATTGTAACACTTGTGCTGCTTACAGATATATAACCTGAAGATGAAGGATAGCCTAGGGCTGTTTTATTTCCTGACTGTATTATTACCTCTCCGCTGTTAAAATTATAAATAGCTCCAGTTACAGCATCTAAATAATTTAAAAATTCTAATGAGCTATTAGAGCTATTTAATCTGATTCTGTTAAATCCTGTATCAGTAGTTGTTATTGTTGTACCAGTTATAGTTGAACCAGTTATATTTGAAGCGGTTATATCACCTTTTATCTGTAGCTGTGTTCCAGTCCATTTGAGACTATAGTTTTCATTTCCTATGGCAATAACTGGAACGCTGTTTGCTGAAGTTCCGCTCCATCCTAAAAACCAACCAGGTAGTGTCGAATCATATGAACTTTTTACAGAATATATTGCACCTTCTGCTACTCCATTTTTCATTGGAATTTCAATAGCCCTAATTATATTTCCATTAGAATCAAACCCTCCAGATTGAAGTAATGCTTTTGAGATATCTAAATCTTTTGCAACAACCCAGCCAGTGGCTGTTATTGAATTTGCCCCAATTGAAGTGGCAATATAAATTGTATTTCTTCCAATAGTACTGTCTGCTGTATTTATCCACAGGTCTCCAACGGCTACAGATGTTGGAACTGTTGCCTGCCTAAAAACCTGTGTCTTCGTTGTAACCTTTGATTGTATATCTGCTATATCTGAAGGTGCATAACCTCCAAAAGTTACCGTTCCTCCCGTTGTGCTTGCTCTAAATATTGGGGTATTACCAGGGCTGTAAACTGTAAATCCATCTAGTACCGATCTTCCAGTTGCTCCATCTGCAAAACTGCTACCACCATTTAACTCTATTCGTGAACCACCTGTATCTGATCCAGCTCTAAGCCATGATGTAAATTTTCCATTTCCAGCAACTAGGTTTTCAATTGATATTACACCATTTGCTAAATCAATAAAATTTGCTTTGCTTGGAGAAATAGGAGTTGCGCTAATTCGTGTGTATGTTGAAACTCCGCCGACCTTGTAAGGCTCATTATTTTTATTATACGCTATGTAATAAAAATAAATATTAGCGGCATATACTAATTCTGATGTAGCTAATCCAAGTGCCTGCTTAAGATTATCAATTCCAACATTTTGTCTATTTAAAGATTGGGTTACTGTTAAATTTGCTACTAATGCAGAGCTTGCAAATGCTGTAGTAGTGCTGGCTCCCAATGCAGCATTTGTTGTTGCATAAACCTCAATTGTTTTAAATCCAGAAAATGGATCATCTGCTTGATATGCTCCACCCCAATTTACAGAAATTCCAAATGCTGTGCTTGAAACTGTTAGTCCGATTGGAAGTGTAGGTGGCTCAACAATTTCTGCTGGGTCAGATGTATTTGATGACCACTCATCACTAAAATCTGATGTTGTTCCACGATTACTTACTGCTCTTAACTTTACAAAATATGTTCCAGATTGAGCAATAAGTGTTTTCTTTCCAGCTTTTTCAAAACTTCCTGCAATTACATACTCACTTCCAAATGTTCCGCCTTTTACATATATATCTACTCTTGCAAAGTTTGATGGGTAGGAAGCTCCTAGATAATCTAATCCTGACCAATTTACAATAAGTGCATTTAGCTGCGTAGTTAAATCTGATCGTAAAAATCTTGGCTTATTTAATGGAGATTCTCCAGTTGTTACAAATGTGTATGGGTCTGAGTACTCACTAGTTCCTAAAGTTTTATCTGAATATACCCAAGCAACTTGAAGTTCATACTCTGTACTAAGATCTAAACCTGAAATAATTACGTCAGAGTACTCACCATCTTTGGTTTGGCTAATTCCTAAATCTTCATATTTGCCAGCCATGCATTAACTTCCAAACGACAGGTCTAGTTTAAACTCTATGGATGCTTCTCTTCCAACTACTTTAATCATTTCTGATGTTAGTATAGATCTAGCAATTAAACCGTATGCAGGATCAAACGTGTCCTCATCATTTATTCTAAGGCCGTCCATGGATACAGATGTTTGAGCAGATGTTGGTGTAATTGTTATACCTAGCTTAATAATACTTTCAGCATTAAATGTTCCTGCTGTAACACCATTAGACATGTATAAAGACTTAAGGTTATTTCCAACTACATGCCCAGTAAAAGTAAATTGAATATAGTCTGAATCAGAGCTATAGAGTCTAACTTTTACAGAAGATAGATTAGCATCATTTGCTCTATAAGAAAGACACATTGTATCTAATGGGTTGTAACCAGATATGTCTAGGCCTGTCAAAGGGTAGGTGTACTCCCTGGGGGATGTTGAATTTGAGGTAAATATTAAAGAGCTATCTAGAATTCTACTGTTAACTTGATCTAATGCTGGTTCTGGAGTCCATTCATATGGCAATTCAAAATTTGAAATAAATTGGCTAGAATAAAAATTTTTAGTATATGACTGTCCAGAATATATTCCAATTTCATTAATTTTACCAGATATGCTTGTAGGCAATATAGCAGAAAAGATTACTGTGTATTTTACTGGTGATACTGTGGCATCAATATCTATACCACCCTGCCTAATTGGAACTCTATAAAATTCAAATCCTAGTCTTGAGTTTGTATCAGATAGTGGATATTCAGAATTTGTTGCAATTCCAAGAGCCATCTCTTTTGAATCTAATGAAGAGGTTCCTGCAATATAACTAGTTAAAAACCTTTTTCCAAATTTTGTTATCATGCTCTTCCTCCCTGTGCATCTGGCTTGGTTAATGTAAACGAGAATCCATCAATAGATTCGCTGCTTGAATTATAAATTCTCAAAACTACTTTTACTTTTTCTATTCCATTGTCCCTGTATTTTATAAAATCTTTTATTACAATATCCGCAAGCTGGGGTCTATTTGGGGGATTAGGTACTCCGCCATTACCACCTCCACCAGAAGAGGATTCGCCCCTCTCCCTTGTTTCTGCAGGCTTGCCCTTCCATACATTGGCTAGGCGTGAATCATCGTCATATATTACCGATATTTTTCCTGATTGAATTCCCATTTATTTATTATACCATTACGTTATTAGATTGCTCTACACGAAATTGAGGTAGTTAATCCTTCCCTATATTCTAGTGTACATCTGTTGACTATATACTTACCGCTTGATTCCGTCATTCCTAATATTGGATAGCTAATATTAACTATATCACCAGCTGATATTAAAGGGTTTCCAAATACATTCATTTCAATAAACTTGCCCTTATTCAATACGCTTGTTTTTATCCATTCTGCCAGACGCTTAGCATCTGCTTCTGATTGAATCCAGGTTGATTGAAATATTACTGGCTCTTTATTTGAAGAGTCTTCTGACTGATCTGTATCGTAATCTATAAAACCAGAGCGTTGGATTGAATTTCCCAGAACATAGAAGCTTGTGTTGTTGTTATCATCTAATGGCACTGTAACTGAGCTAGTGTTTAGCACATAGCCTTCTGCTCCAAATGGCTGAATTTTTTGATCTAGAACAACTGCGTATTTATTTAAAGATGTTTTAAAACCTATAGGCTTTGCTGGCCTATCATCATATGAAATTTTTGTTTTTTTAATTTCTCTAGCAGTCGTTCCAAATTCAAAAAGACTACCGCTCTTATCAGGCTTAGTATCTCCATCATTATAAATAATATCTCCATAAAGCATTGAAAGTGTATCATCTGAGTATACGCCATTATGTTCATAAGTTAAACGACTAGTATTTTTTTTATATATCTCTTCGGTAATATCATCCGCATAAACATACTCAAAATAAACTGTGCCTTGTCCGCAATGCAAGCCAACATTATTAGTAATTCCTCTTGCTGGAACATATCCGTAATATGACGCTGAACCGTTATCCTCTGCCGTTATTTTAAATCCATTAATAAAAACTGTTATAGTGTTTGTAACAGTATTATAATAAGGTCGTACTTCTCTTTTTAAGAATACATCTATTCCGTATTCTACTCCAGCATCTATTCCAGCTTTTATTTTTGTAGAAGTTTGCTGGCTATCTTTTAAAACTGTAAGTATTCCATTATTAACTTTAACAATCATTACATCTTTTTCTAGTCCTGCAAAAGCAGTAGTTCTCAATAATATGTAGTAGCCATTTTTTCCATTTGCGTCTAGGCAAAACCCTATGCCTCCAACCTGTGCTGCTGTATTAAGCTGGCTTTCAAAGAAAAATCTAGTTCCAAATGCAAAATAATTTGCAGATGTATTAATTAAATTAAATTGCTTAATGGCCATATCAAAAGTTTTTTTGTCTTTGTCAAGGTTAGAGACTGCTAAAAATCCTTTTTTAACCTTGCTAACAACTTCCCCTTCAGGAACATAATAAACTCCTGGGGCAGATTTTGTTGTTGGAAGATCTGGAGTAGCTAAAACAACCCCTTTAATAAGATTAAATTTATTAGCGTCTGGTGTTCCCCCAGGATCATTTATATATGATCCTACTTGAGGGTTATGTATCTCTGGAGAAGTTTTAAACACTCCTCTTTTTTTAATATTGTATTTATTTATTGCCTGAAAATTTTCATATCCTGGTTCAGCTAATGTTGAATACTTCCAGATATCTGATTGGCTTTTAATTACAACTGGGTCAGCAAACTCTGTTTTACCCAGTGGCTTGTACTGATAATATATTCCATCATACTCAATAATTTCTCCGTTAATTAAAACATATCCAGAGAACTGATCCATAATTTTATCTATTCTTGCACCTACTACCACATTTGGATTAAGCTCAAAAGTTGTGCTATTGAGTTCTATCTTGCTTGCTAGTGCTCCAGCACCCAAAAATGATGTTTCTGATTTCCACAACGGAGAAGATGATTCGTTATTTACAGATGTAAATGCTGTTGCATATCTTACTCTAACCTGATTTGCAGAAAAAAGTTCTTTTGTTGTTAAAGATTGTATGTTTGGTGCATATAACAAATCTCCAGTTGCTGGTAAGTTTTGACTAGTAAATGTCCAAACTGGAGTCTGAGTTGTGTCATACATAAAATCTCTACTGTAGAAATTTAAAATATTTGATTCGCTAACAAAAGCGTTCATTTGAATATCTCTACATAGCTCTTGCAATACATCCCAGACTGTTTTATCTCCATCTGACCACCAGTATGCTAATGTTGGTATTGAATTATCATCAGCCTCAACGACTTGTTCAGAATCAGTTTTTGTTTTCACATTAATTTTATATGTGGAAAACCCAACTGAGTCTAAAACTCTTTTAATAATTGAAGTTACTGGAGAGTCTTCAACCAACATTTGAGGACACATTGTATCTTGTAATACTTTTGCTGCATCTGTAGCATCTATTGTAGCTTCTCCAAATTCAGATAAGCTCCAGGATGTTACATAAAAAAAACCTTGAATAATTTTTTCAGATGAAGAATCTGTTCCTATATTTACATATGGTCTAATAATAGCATTTTTAAACAAGTAAATTTTAGTATCATCAATTGTAGTAGAAAACCTATCATATTCAAGAATTGATTTAGATGTTCCTGTGTGTGGCTTTACTATAGATAAACTTAAGTAGTTTGCTGTTATAACTCCTACTGGAACAACAGATGAGTCGTCTGCCGTGGTTTCTTTATTAATTAAAAATGAAACAATGTCTGATTCTATGTTGACTACCCACCTAGGGCTGAGCTCAATAACACCAATAAGCTTTCCAGTATTAGAATTCGATGCAGACAATGATATTTTTTTTAGTTTTTGAGTTCCAGAATAAGTTGCTGGCTCTGTAGTTGACCATGCGGTTCCATTATAATATATTGCCACTTCGCCAGTTTTTTCGTCAATTACAGAACCAAGACCGTTAACAGATATGGGTGTATTATCTTCTTTAACTCCAGATATAGTCCATGAAGTTGGAGTGTCGTGATTTATTTCAAATCTTGCAATAATTTTATTTGTAGGTATTAACTTAGCTGTAGTTTTTGCTTCATCAGAAAAATATTCTAGAGAAATATTGATGTTTGTATTTTTAGGAGCAAGCCAGTACTTATAAACCGTATCTGGACCAGGATGATAAAGCCTAGGCAATTCGCCTACATTTATATTTCTAAGTCTCTCAAAGGAGCCTTTTGGCGTGTCTGTTTCTCCATCTGTATGAACTAAATACTTAATGCCTGCAGATAAAGGCCTGAATGGTTTATATATTGTATCTATTGGAAATAGTTTTTGGAAAGCAACTGCATATTTGTTTACCATTGCATCTGATGTTGCAGTTATATACTCTACCATTGTATTTAAATTATATTCTATTGTTGCACCCGCCGAAGTTGAAAGTGTATATCCCTTTTTAAGCAAATCAGTTGTAGTGGTGTTTGCCGATATCATACTTGCTCCAAAGCAATAGTTACGTCCCAATAAGTTTGCAGTCCTCTTTTTACAACTGTAAAATCAGCAGAGGTAAACATTACAGTATATGTATAGTCATCAGATAAAGGCATTGTTGGATCAGTTATCAACAGCGGATTAAAAACTGTTGGGTTTATCTTTATTCTAAATGCTCCTCGACCAGCAGTGCTTTCATAAAAATTCTTTATGTCTTCTGCTCCCCAGGCACCATCAACTGTTTCATTTCTAAAAGAAGGAACCATGTTCCAAGAAACACTAATGTTTAGCTTATCTGCAATAAAATATTTTCTTAAGGTTCCGTTTGCCATTCTGGATGACTGTTCAATTCTATTGTTGTCTAATGTCAAAGGGCCTCTATTGTGCTCAGTAACTCTTCTAAAAACATTTGTTAGTGCTGCAAACCCATAATCAAGTCCGTTTGTAGTTGCCACTGCTGCAGTATAAGTATTTCCTGGAGCAATATAACTTGAGCCTTTGTAGCTAAAGGAATTATTGACTGGATTAATTGCATATGGATCTGCTGCCTCTATGTATAAGATTGATCCTTTAGATAGTTTTTGAAAACTCATGGTCTACCAACTTTTCTATTTACTCCAGCTGCCATTTCTTTTAATTTCATCTCTCTGTGTATTTGAGTTGCAACATCTTGTGCTGTTACTGTAGTTCCATTTAGCTCTACATTAATATTATATACTGATCCTGATGCTATTGCAGATGTTGTAGCATTTGGATTAAATGGGTTCATATGTGCTGGTACTACTGCTTCATTCTTATGAATCATTGCTAACATATCTGCTGGAACCATATTGATTCCCGCCTCAAATCTAGGTAAGTTATACATATTGCCAGGGCCTTTATTTCCTATTGGCGAGGTAACTGTTAGCATTTTACCAAGGGCCTTCATTATCTTATCCATATCAATACCTGTTTTATCTTGTAAAGCATTTATTGGAGAAAGCGGTAGTCCTAAAGGTGGCATATTAGAAAGAATTGATGTTAATAGATTTGGCTTCTTTGCAGATCCAGCCTTTGGAATTAAATCATCCCAACCCATCTTAGTAGCTAATGCTACTAGATTTTCAAAATTATCAGCTCCGCTTATTATTCCATTTTCCCCAAATATCTTGGCCATGCCCTCGTATATCAAAGACTGAGTCCCAGTCACGACAGGTTCTGCTGTTCTCATAAGAGCGGCTTGAGTTTGCGACCACGCTTGCCCTACTTGGGGTCCTCTTACTCCAGGATTTCGTAGAGCGATCTCCAGTTGTTCGTATAAATTATCTAATACAGAACTCTCTAAGGTTGAAGAAGCTGGAGAACCTAGATTGTACCCCAGGCCTTCTTCCCAACGGTGTTTTAATGAATCAAAACCAGGGAGTTTATCCTTTAAAGATTTTATTCCTCTATATGAAAATAGATCAGCATAAAATTCTTTAATGCTTCCCATGTTGGGTTCGGGGACCTTACCTGATTCTTTAAGCCCACTCCATATTGATGAAAGATTTCCAAATAGATCATGATCTCTATGTCCAAGCTCGTGAATTAAAGTTTGAACAGTTGCGTGAGGGTGTCTAACTGCATTTCCAGCTATATCAATTGTTGTTTTTGCAAGGGATGGCATTGCTACACCATATCCCCTTGACCAAAAAGCTGGGTTATCTCCAGGTGGCTTTAAAAATGCGCTAGCTCTTTCTGCCAAGGCTTTAAATCCAGTTGCTTTCTGATTTCTAGACTTAAATGCTTTTGCCAGCTGCCTTGGAGTGTTTATAATTATGCCTGTGCCAGCTTGTAATGATCCTTGTATAAACGGAGAAAGTGGGAAGCTTCCAGTTTTAGTTCTTTCCCAGGTACTTGCTGCAGAATTCATTTTTTCGATTAATTCAGCATATTTAGATTTTGCTTCTGTTTTAGCTAATGCGCCTCCGTCCATTAACTTATTTAATAATTTTGGAAACAATACAGTGTTATCAAAAACAGTTAAAGGAGAAAATCTTTTTGCGGCGTAAGCTGTCTCACTAGAATATTTAAATGGATTAAATGATTTTAATAAAGGAACAGTGTTTTTTGCCCTCTCTACCGTCTCCATAACAGATGCTAAGCCAATGCGAGTTGCTCCCTTTATTCCAGCATTTACTCCTTTTGCACCCTTTAAAATACTTGCTCCTGGAACAAAGTTTAGTCCTGTCCAGAGATAGTCTCCCTTGGTTCCGCTACCTGCTATTATTTCTTCAATTGGTTTTCCAACGGCAGAGTAGATAAAGTTTTCTATTGATTTGTGTCCAGGCATCTTCTGCAACATTCCGCCCGTTGGATCAACGCTTCTCATAATCCCTCTAAGGATTCCTTCAGTATACTTTCTTGTACCAGGTGCTTTATCAACATCTTCTTTATTTTTTCCAAACTGATCGAAGTAGCTACTGAATTTATTTTTCAGCCCGCCAAATAATCCTCCGTCTTTATATCCTTTAACTAAGCCGCCGTTAGCATATCCTGCGCCTCCTTTAAACCCTGGAACTGGAATAGAAGGATCTGTGATTCCCAAAACGTGTCTAATAAATTCTTCTGATCTTCCGTTACGTGCCAGTGCTGTTGCTGATCTTCCAATTGCTGGGGACATATTGAAATTAGGCAATCTGGATGCTGTAGCCTTTTTTAAATTCTTTCTAATAAAGTCAAGATCTCTGTAACCATTCATTGACTGCAAGGCAAAGAATTCAGCTGCTTCTGGTGTTTCAGGAAGATACCTTCCCTTTAAAATCTGATTAATTTCTTCTTGAGTTATTGAGCTTCTATCTGGAAGAATAGCTGGTGTGTAAGGGCGAAACTTTCCTTCTGCTTCTAATTTATAATTTTCTCTAATTAAAGGATTATTTTTTTTATGTGTTTCCGCATTAAATAAGAATGGAGAATTATTAGAGTTTACAATACCGCCATCGGCATATCCAAGAGCTGCTGCGTAAAGAGAGCGTGGATCTTTTCCAATATTTGGAATGATTGGAGTTTTTCCGCTATTTATTAATAGTCCACCGAGTGTAGTTTCTCCTTTATACTTAGGTCTTCCAAACCCAACTATAGATGCTCCTGGATGGTTGTATAATCTTTTTCTTTTAAATACACCGTCTCTAATTCTAAATAGTCTATCCTTGTCATAATATTCTTTATCTTCATATCCCTTTGGGAATACTAGTGGTGGTTCTACCTCTGCAGTATTTCCTTCAATTGTCTCAAGCAAAGATTTTGATAAAATGTTTCTGACTAAACCTATATGCTGTATTCGATCCTGGCCTGGCTTATTGTTATCATATCCATAATTAAAGAATGCCATATCTCCTACCTGTGGATCTGATGTATGGTAATCACCCTTTTCTTTAAACTTTTGAGCACCACCAGCTGTATAAACCATATTATCTAATGGAACTCCAGCAGCATTTGCTACCCAGTTCATAAAGGCACCGCACCAAGCAATAAACCTAGAGTTTATATTTTTATCCCTATTGTCCTGCCATTTACCAAAAAATGTATCGTTATCCTCGTTGCCTTCTTTAAAGCCAAGCATTGACTCTGCGGCTTTAATCATTGTAGATAGTTTTCCGTCTGGCTCTATACCAGCAGTCATTGTATGCTTGTGTCCTACTAGACCACCATCGTGGAACATAAGTGGACCAAATCCGTAGACTCCGCTTCCAATACCTCCCATAGAAGCGCCAGAGCCTGCATAGCGCATTGGGTCCTTATCAATGCCCATTCCTGGGCTGCGGGTCTTTCCTGGTTTCTTAGGGAAGGATTCAAACGTCTTTTTCTTTAAATAAGATCGTATTGATGGTACAACATTTACAGGCCCGCCATCTGCATAACCAGGAACTGTAGCCGTTGATGTGTCCACTGTAGTTGGATCAATAGATGACATCTCAGGATCACCTGATTGATTTGGAAGTGGAGTCATCTTTGTTGGGAATGATTTAAATTCTGGGCTTACTGAACCAAATAGGCCTGGATGTGTTTTCTTATAAAATGTCTGGGAAACCTGGTCTCCATCACCATACCAGCCAATTACACCAATATGGTCTTTAGCAACTTTAGAAACTATAGTTGCATGGTCTGGAACGCCATCTCTGAATGGTCGGCCATCTTCATCGTATTGATAATCAAACCAAGCTAAGTCTCCAACTTTAATATTTTTATAATTGTTCTTTTTAGTTAAATCATTAAAAAGACCTTTCTTTTTATACTTTTGAGTTGCTTGCCATGCACTATGCATTTTGTCTGATATTTTAACTCCAGCTTTTTCAGCTACCCAGGCAACAAATTGTCCACACCACCATGAAGTTTCATCACCTATACCAAATTTTTTATTTCCCCAAATATTAAATTTATTAGTGTCAGACATTCCCTTGTCATAGAATCTGGCATCACCAGGTTTTGCGCTACCAAGTTGAGAACCAAATCCTCCATCAGGAGTCATACGGTCATGTAGTCTATAGTTGTGACCCGATCCAATCTGACTTTTTGCAATATCAAGGAATCTTTGAAGAGATCCCATTGGTGATGTAATTTTATCTATGCCATAATTTTTTCTAGGTACACTATAAAAATCGTCCATTCCTTTTTTCCAAGTAGTTGCAGATGGCAAAACTGAAACAAATCTATTATCACCTAATGAAATTTGTGAAGGGGGATGTGTGCCATCATCTAAATGATCATGAACTGGACCACCCTTGTGGAATTTCTGTCTATTAATTGCATCAAGTGTTCTAACTCCATATTTTGCAACAGATGATGCTTTAACTACATACTCTCCATGTGAAAGCATTGCTGGAATAGAATCAGATGTTCCAGTTCCTGGACCAGTTATGTGTCCTCCTGCTGCTTTTTTATTTGCATCTCCAACTGACTTATAAAGATCAGTAATTGTTCCAGAAGCATAATCATACTTATATATTTGTCCATCCATAGGATTTACAGCATATGCTTTTCCTTTGTATTTAAATACTTTAAAGTATTCCTTCATTCCGTCATTATTTTCTCTAACATACATCTCGTAAGATCCACCGCTTACAAGATTTGTTGCTGCCGCTCCAGCTTGATTTAAACTCTTTGCCGTGTTGGTATAGTCTTTAGCTGTACCTGGACGAAGCACCTCATCAGACTTAGTGCCCTGCGGAGTATTTGGTTCATATCTAGTGAGAGCTTTAACCAAATTATCGTTCAGCTCTTTTATTTTCAATCCGCCTGTTATTGCCTCAGCTTGTGCAAGTACTGCTTTTTGATCTACCTTGAATTGATCTAGTACACCTTTACTTAGAGTTTTTATTTCTGTTAAAACGCTTCCATTATATGCCACAGAAGTTGTTTGAAGTTGAATAGCTTTTCCATTTTCTGTAAAATATTTTGAAAAACCATCTCTTATGTATTTTGCAGAAAGAGAATTACCAGTTCCTGATTTTTGTATTTCTTTAATAAGTGCAACTAGTTTTCTATCAACTTCAGCTTGAGCAGCTGCTTGAAGTTCAACTGGCAACAAGGCAACGTTGATTCCTTCAACAGTTAGCTGATTGTATCTAGATTGAAATCCTTCCATAGTTAATTTAATTTCTTGGGCAACAGCTGTTCTATCTGCAGCCAGGGCTGCAGCATTGCTTCTTGCTTCTGATTTTTCTTGTATTCCTGCAGCTTTTTTCTCTAAAGGTGCTTTTGCTGCATTTGCAGCATCTTCAACTGCTTTCTGAGCAAGCTCGGATTGTCTATTTAAAGTTAGTTGATCTATGTCTAATTTAGCTTGGTTTGCTCTAGCCATATCTCCACGAGAAATAGCGTCAGAATATTCAATTTGTAGCTTTTGCAATTCCAATGCATAATTTGAGGCTTCTTGAGTTGCTCTTAACGCTTCTAGTTTTTTATTTTTTTCATCGTCAATAAGCTTTATCTTTTTAGCAATTGCCTTTAGCTCTTCCTGGGCGTTTCTTTGTGCAGCGTTTGCAGCTCTCTGAGAAGCAGCAGATGTAGCATTAATTGTTTTTTGCAATTTTGTTAGAGCTGTTTCAACTGTTCCATATGTTGTTGCAGTTCCACCAACATCTCCCAAGTCATCCATTGCACCAACTATTGATTGTGTAAATCCTGCTAATTTAATTGCTAGAGCAGAATCTACTTTAGATAGATCGGCAGCAAAACCAGAGGAGAACAGGGTCCACTTTGCTAAAATTCCTTGTACGCTGTCTGCTCTAGTTGTAATTTCTCCCAAAAGCCTATTACTTCTTGAGAGCTCGTTATATGCTTCGTCACCTATTGGCTTGTTTAAAGCATCTCCGTATACCCTGTTAAAATCTCCTATTACTTTCTGGTAAGCAGCAAACTCGTCAATAACATTACCTGCTTCATCTTCTGTACCTACAAGAGCTTTTGTGGTTAGACCAAATATATTAATTAATGATTCAAATCCTGCACCTAGTTCTCTTCCAAAATCAACAAAGTCGGAGCCCTTATTTAAAGTATTAAGAAGATTTCCTACTGCAAAATTAGCTGCTGTAGCTTGATCTGTAATTCCTGCAAATGATGAGTTAGAAAGTATCTTATACATATCTCCGCTCTGTGAGCTGTTTGCTAATGCCCCATAAATCTTTTTATTAGCCTCTTCAACACTTAGCCCTGCTGCTATAAATTGAGCTTTTTGGTTATTTACAAGTCTTAATGTTTCGTCAAATCCACCTGATCTGTTTATTGACTCTATTAATTCTTTTAACTTTTTGCCCTCTTCTTTTGCAACCTTCATCTGCTTAACATCCATTGCAAGTCCAGGAAGACCTGCCGATAGATTTTGTCCTCCTGCAGCTTGCGCTGAAAGCAATTTTCTGTTTGCTATTGTGTTTTTCATTTCTTCATTTAAATTAAAGTATTTTATTCCAGCCTGCTCAGCAGCTCTTGCTGTAAGCCCAAGCCCCATGGTTGCGTCTTGCCTTGAATCTTGAATTTTTTTGTACAGATTTAAACCTTCAATAACAGTGCCTATTACAAGTCCTATAGGGCCAAATCCTTTTAAAAGTCTACCAAGTAAGGCAACAGCTTTTGTTGCCGTTGCGGCTCCTGTAGCTATAGTACGTATTCCCTTTGAAACCGCAGCCATACCTGCTTTTGCTGCAGTTGCCATTCTGACAAACGGAAGGAAAGGAAGTATGCTAGATGCAACCATCAATCCCAGACCAGCTTGCATACCGCTCATTCCAAGTACTTTTTCTTTTTGCATCAATGCCATTCCGCCCATTGAGCCAGCCATACCTATGCCCATTTGGGCACCCATTCCCATACCACCTCTTGGAGGAATTGTAACACCAGATGCTTTTGCTTGAGCTGCTGTCATTGAAACACTATGTCCGCCAGTAGAAGCATTATTTACAAGGTATTCTCTTTTTCTAAATCCTACGCTTCCTACTTTTCTAGATTGCACTCCATCGCCATGATCTTTAAATTTGCCTATGTATCCTGGACCAAAGAATCCTTGTGTCGGAACTGCCATTCCTGCAGGATAATTTCTTGCAGCATATGCTTGCTGCTCTTGTATTACTGAATTCCTAAAATTATTAATCCCATTTGCTGCTCTCCCAGGCAAAGCTTGTATGCTTGAGGCCAGGGCCTTTGAGGAAGCCGCTAGTTTTGTTGACATAGACTTTGTAGTATTTATCATAGATTGTGCACTTGCTTTAGTTGACATAGCAATAACTCTTGCATTTATATCTATAGCTTTTGCTAGCTGGATTGAGTCTCTTTTAATCGAGTTTCCCATTCCTGCAAATGCTGCAGAAATTGCTGCTGTATTTCCAACTCCTGGAATGTTCATTGGCATTGTTGGCATATTCATATAAGGGAATTGTGCAAGTCTCATTGTGCTAACTGTTCTAGCCATAGATGCGGTAGGTACTCCAGTGTAAACATTACCAGCTACACCAGTGCCTCCAACATACGGAACACGGGCAACCTGCATCTGAGGATTACCAGATGCTGTGTATGAAGATCCGCTTCTTGTGTTGTAAGATGCGGCTCGTTCTGCTCTGGCTCTTTCCTGCGCTGCTCGTGTAGCAGGGTTTCCTTTTCTACCGTAGGAATATCTGCCTTGTCTAACTGCGCCACCGACTGGTCCTCCAGAATTAAGGTATCTTGGGTTAGCGTGTATGGAATGATATTTACTCCAATCAACATCTATTCCATCATCTAATCTTTGAAGCATTGCAACGTATGGCTGTCTAAGCTCTTTAGGTAACCCATTTATTATTTTTACTAATTCTGGACGAGCCTCTTCCAATGCTTTCTTCATTAGTCGACCATATTTTCTTGGGCTCATCTTAGCAACTATTGGGGCAGTATCACGTGCAAAATCTTTTCTTGCTCCGCCTTTAACAGCAAGTAAATTAATCATTGCTTGCCTTTCCATAGAATTCATTTCTGTGGCGAGGGCTGCATTACCAGATGCTTTAGCAAATACTCCAGCATTTCCAACATCTGGATTAAAATTACCAAAAACGTTTGACCTAGATAAATCTTTATTGTTCATAAGAAGAGAACCAGCAAGCTGTCTAATTACTTGATCTTCTTTCCAAAGTACACCAGTGCTGACAAAACGCGGGTCAAAGTCTGATTCTAGGGCCAGCAGCTTGCTTTTCTTTGATGGGTCTAGCGGGTTAGATATTGTTCTAGCTGTTTGAACTGGAGAATTTATACCAAAAGCGTTTCTCATAATTGTGGTTCCGATTGGCTCATGTATTGCAGTTAATTCATTAGGAACGCCTTTAACAAAAACTAATTTACCTGTAGGGTCTCTATATATTCCAGATACGCCAGGTACTGGATAACTCATACCAGAGCTTGGTGCAATTTGGTGTCCATATTTAGTTACTGGCATACTGGCAAAAGAACCTAGTGAATCTTTTGAGCTTAATGTCTTTGCTGTTGTTAAAATCTTAAGCATCTTTTCTGGTGCTAACAACGGCATAGGATTACCGTAAGAGCTTCTACCTCTAGATATAGATCCACCTGGAATCATTCCACCAAGGTTGTAGCCTGCTGGTACCAGTCTAGGTGGTCTTCCTGGAATCCATTTTTGTCTTGTTGCTGCAGCCTCTAAGAACATGCTCCAAGAATTTTTTTGTTTTCTATTTGCTCTTATAACATTACCAGACTCTATTTGAGCCTTGCTCTTAAACTTACCATCGTCCATGACTGCTGCATATAGATCATCTACTGTTGCAAACTTATCCATACCTGTTCTCTTTAAAGCTGATGCAAAATTTTCTCTTGCATCTTCTGCATTTAAATTTAAAACATCTCTTGATAGTCCAAGAGTTTCAAGCCTGCTCATTATGTTATTTATTCCAGAAGGAAGAACTGCCGCTAGGCCCATATATCCGCTGGTCATGTACCCAAGAGAACCCCTGCGTCTAAAATGTGCTCTATCATGCAATCCCTGAATAATAGGCATACCTTTTTTATTTTTAAATGTTGTTGGAGAAACTGCAGATATTAAATCATGCACTCCAGCAAATCTTTGATCGCGTAGCATTGCATCTCTGACTTTATTTAAATTATAATTAAGAGCCTTACTGCTACTTATTTCAGCATTTTTAGCATTTTTAACTTTTAGCTCTGGATGTCTTTTTTCTAAATCTTGTACTTGTTTAATTCTTAGCTTTACAAATTGCTCATCAGATCCACCAGATTGCATTTTAGCAGAATCAAAATTAGATGTCGCTGTCTGTATAGCTTTATCCATAGGCATTTTTGCTGTATAAGATAGTTCTGCTGCATCCAGCATAATCATTCTTACTCTCATGTCATCTGCGTACCTTGGATTATTAATAAATCTTAAATATTCCTTGTACTGCTTTTTAAATAGTCTTTCATCCATTTTACTGCCTGGAGTGTTAGCTGTTTTCTTTCCATATCCAGCAATGCCATTCATTATCTGTCCGCCGAAATTATATCCACTATTTGCTGCATCTACTGCTGCATATAGCTCAGGCATTCTTTGAATCTGGGGACCAAACACGGTCTCCTGTGGAGTAAGCGCTGCAGTTATATTACCACCATCGTTTAAATAAGTACTTGGTGCCATTGCAACCAAGGCAGCATTTGCAGGATCCATTGAGGCGGCTTGGTTGAGTACATAACCTCCTAGAGGAACATTTCCTAATCTGTCATCATAATCTATTGAGGATGGACCAGATACTGTAGTTTTATTTGGTCCGAATGATTCTATTTCTCCACCAGTATTAAATCTAGGAGGTCTTGTTGTTTGAATGCTATATGGAGCACCAAATGTTCTGACTCCACGTAGTCTACCAAACTCGTTCATTACAGATAGGTTTGCTTTTTTCTTATAAAGGTCTCTTAGAGTAAATTGTCCATTTGCATCAACAACTGGTTGATCCATCATTGGAGCTCTTGTTAAATCTATTGTTCTTCCTCGACTTGCTGCATATGCAGTTACTGCAGCTCCCATGTCTGCTTCTATTTGTGCATTAAGTGCAAGTATTCTTGCTTTTGCTTGTTCGACTGTTATTTCTGCATTTCTCATTTGCTGAACTATTGCGGCTGATTGAGTTGCTGCACTATCTGCAAACCTTTGAGTTATAGGAAGTATGTCGTCAAATGTGTCTAGTAGCTCTCTGCTAACTGTTCCGCCCATTGCAATTGTTTTCTTTAAAGCTGCAATTTCTTGTTGGCTTTGCATTCCAAGTGTTGCCATTAATGCGTGGTGCTTTGCCGCTTCGCCTGGAACAATTCCTGTAGATATTCCTTTTATACTTGTTAGGCCTTCAACATTTGGAAGTCTATCATGCATGTAAATTTGAGGAGTTCTTGATATTCCTCTATTAACTGGAACCGCTCCTGGTACCCCACCAAATATTGTTGCAGGGTTATTAGGATCTCTAGGATTAATATGAGACATTGCTCTAGTATCAACATCTCCTACATAAGGATCAGTAGGGTCAACCACTCTTCTTCCAGCAACCATTACTGGTGCACCGCCAACTGTTCTTACTCCTGGATTTACTGGTACAGCATTTTTAGCTGATACTGCTTGAAGGTTTTGATAATCTAAAACAAGTTTTTGTAATGCATTATGAAGAACTTGGGCTGCCGCAGCGTCTGAATAGAATGCAGTTTCAACCATCTCTGCTGCTTTTTGAGCAGCAATAATTTCTGGAGTAAGCATCTTCCAGCCACTGGCTTTCATAAAGAATGCTCTTAACTGAACAATACCCTTAGTTATATATCCAAAGAAGTTTGCAAGAACACCAGTTAACATAATAAGCGGGCCAACTAATGCAGTAAATCCTGCTAGGAAAGTAAGAGCTTTTTTAATTGGGGCTGGCAATCCCGTAAAGAAATCTAATATCTTAGTTGCTGCAGTTATAAGTTTAGTTGCAACACCTAAAAACTCTTCGCCGACATCTGCAAGTTCTGCTTTAAGTCCTTCAATGGCTTTCTTATACTTACCAGATGCAGACTCGGTAATCATCTTTAATTCTCGGCTAGCAATATCTGCTAACTCTCCAGTAGTTGCCTTCATTAAGTTCAAAACTTGAAGCGTCTGGCTTCCTTCTTTACCTAAGTTATTAAGCAATGCGCTCATTCTTGCAAACTGGAACTTTCCAAACATTTGCTCCATTGCTCTTGCTTTACTTAATGGATCAAGTGAATCTAAAGCTTTTTGCAAATCCATAAGAAGGCCAGTAGTGTCTCCAGTATTTTTTGCAACCATACCCATTACATCTATGCCAAAATCTGACATCATTCCAACGGTTTGCTTTGTTGGGTTTATGAGTGATGCTAATCCAGACTTTAATGCGTTAGCGCCTTCTGACGCATTAATTCCACCCTCTCGCATTGCAGTTAGATAAAGAGCTAAGTCTTTAACATCTCCACCTAGTTGCTGAATTACTGGGCCAGCTTTTGGAATTGCTTCTACCAAGTCTGCTAGTGTCGTGGATGTCTGGTTTTCAACTGCGTTTAAAAAGTTAATTGATTCTGTAAGCTCTTTAGTATTTTGCTTAAATGCTGTTTGAATTGATAGAGTTGCTTTCATTGCATCTTGCCTATCAACTTCACCAAGGATCGATAGTCTTGTTGTTTCAGCAATGGAATCTAAAAGCTGATTACCCATCTGCCCTGTAGCTGCAATATCAGCACCTAATGCAATAGTTTCTTTAAAAGATGAACCCATTGTTTTAGACAGCATCTTTGCGGTCTCAACAACTTCTTCTCTAACTCTTTTTAACTCTGTTGCAGATGTTGCAGCCAATCCACCATAAACTTTTGTAAGTCTTACTAGCTCTTGGTCTGCTTCTCTAAAAGCTTTTCCTGCTGCCGCCCCAAACATTGTAAGCGGAACGGTTAGACCAACAGTTAGCTGTCTACCAGCCCACTGAGTATTTTTACCCCAGTTAATTAAAGATCCTGCTCCTTCAGACAATGCACGATTCATAATCTGCATTTCCATACGAGCTAGTTTTCCACTATTTGCTATAGCATCTAGGCCTCTAGGAATCATAACGTTGTACTGCATTAAACCTTGAGCATTTCTGCCTAGCGGTTGCAGTACTGAATTCTGAAGCATTACCTGCTCTTTGGCAAGCTCCCTTATCATACCCTTTTGAGTTGTAGCGTGTTCTCTAAATGTTGAGAAGTAATTTCTAAGCTTTAATCTACCAGCATCTAGGTTTTTACCGAACTTATCTACATCAGAATTAAGGTTTACAAAGTGGCTGGAGTACTGTCCGCTTCCAGTTAATGTATCCCTAAATAAATTATTTGCTAATTTTGTAGAAGAAGCTATAGCCCTGTTTGATGAAAGAAGTTCTCTTTGTAATTGTTGGAGACTGGCGCTAGCCCTGTGTACTTCAGACACAAGGCTAGACAAGTCGGCTTTGGCGACTATACTTGTTACAATTTGTTCGTCAGCCACTAATTACTCCTAGAGTATCCTAGCCCTGCGCCAATTCCAAATCCAGCTTGCGCTGCTAAAGGCCCTTGTAATCCAACAACATCATCTCCTGATGCATTTATTCCAAGTGCTCTTCTTTGGATATCTTCAAAGGTAGAACCTTTTTTTTCTTCTTCTACATCATCATCTAATTGTATTCCTTTTAGAGATGCTGCGAATTTTCTTTGGTTATGCTCTTTTTCGTTTATCGCTGTAATTGTTTGAACCAATTCTGGCATCGATAAATTTTCTTCTAGCTCTTCGTAATTCTTCCAGTGACCCAAAAGAAAAACTTGGCCTTCTAAAGCGGCTAAATCTAGTTCTGACCAGCCAGTACCGCTGCCGCTATTAGGTTTGGGTCGTCCATCTTAATTCCTCCGCAAACCTCAAGGATGCGGTTGATTGTTGGAACGTCCAATGCTTCTTCAAGCTTATCTAAATCTTTAACAAGATCTGGAAGTTGAGTTTCAATTGCTACTCCGCATGCCTCAACTAAAATTCCAAGTGTTGCAGTCTCGTCTTCTGCATCTTGTACTTTCTTGATTACTTCCATGAACTTACGCAGTTGCTTGATTGATAATGGCTTGAGCTTTACTTTAGCCCCGCTTTGTAGTTCAATCTCTTCTACGTCATATACTGTTGTTGCCATTTTATCCTCCTTAAGGATTGTCTAAATTATTATAGCATAACCATTATACGGATACAACACCAAAGCCCCCAATTTCTTGGAGGCTTTGATATTAATTATTAATATAATTAAGCTGCTAGAATGCGGTCAATAATCTTACCGTACTCTGAACCAACGTGGGCTGAATCGCCTGATGGTAGAAGACGGAATGTTACTGGGAATGTTGTTGCTGCTGTACGAGCCAAAGAGAACTGTGACTGTTCCACAGAAAGAACACGACGTGCATAATATACACGCTCAGTAGCTGAAGCTCCTGTAGTTGGAGCTTGTCCAACTGCAATTAGCTGACGCTCTGTTGGAGCTGCACCAAGTGCACCTGCTTCCATACCGAGTGTGTCTACCTGAGCCAAACCTGTTCCTACATTTTCTGTAAGAGTGTCTGACTTCTGTCCAAATACTGCTAGAATATTTTCTAGTGTACCTTCTGCCATTTCTGTTGAAATTTGAACCTGCATAGCAGATTTAAATAGCTTAGCTGTATCTAGCAACTGATCAACAGTTACTGAATCATATGTTGGCTGGTAGCTGATCTGAAGACCATTGTTTGTAAAACCTACGTTACGGTATGCTGCTGCATCCGCTCCGCCTACTGTGTTTACATCTAGTGTGTTAAGTGTTTTCCAATATTCTACACCATTAGCAAACGCTGGAACCTTTGTAGATGGTCCCTTTGTTGCTGGTGATACTATTGCTGTTCCTGATCTGAGAGCTCCTGCTTCCATATCTGCTACGTATCCAGCTGTTGTGGAATCGTTTACAGACAAGAATAGAGGTGATGCACCGACAAGAATATTTTTTGCATTTCCGACATTTTGTGCCATTGTTATTTCTCCTTCATTTCATGAAATTAATATATATATTTGGCTGGCTAGGCCCTTTCCTCTGTTCTAATTTTACTCTACTACTTCATAAAAGGCAAATTAAGCAAACCTGCCTAGGCCATTTGTTATCCTAGAGTATTTTACCTCTAATATTACATCTGCCGCATAGAAGCCTTGTATCTCTTCTGATGGGGCTGTAGATGATATATCTGCTATATGGATACTATGAAACTTGAATTTATCTGATAGCCCCGCCCACTTATTGACATCCCTTGCAGACTCATCCATTCTTCTAAACTCATCGGTTAAAAAGTTTCTTATTTCAACAATATCGAGGAGGTCTGGGGAATATAGGGTCAACAGTATTTGTTCACAGCAAATCATCCAGTTGTTCTCATAAGACATTCCTATCTTATCATAGACTATGTGCTTCTTGCCGCTCAAAAATTGATTCATTTCTGGTTGTTGCTGCACTGGAACAATTGGAACAAGGGTTTCATTCAAGTTATCTGAGTAGTAGTCATCTGCATCAAATATGCTGAGATCTGTAAGTCTACTCCATAGGAATTTTCTTATTTCAAACATCGCATCTAATTTATAATTAGCCATGTGCTAACCTCGCAAATGCTGCTGATGTGGCAGCTTCCGCTTCATTTGCTAATTGATTTGCAGAGAAGCTATACTTAACTGTCTTAATTTGTGCGGGAACTCCCAAGGCTCTGGATAAAGATGAGTTAAAAAGTCTTTGGAACCCCGATTTTTTTATAGACATATTAACTAGCTGACCAGTAAAAAAATATCTATAAGCGGAAAAGAAAGAATTTTTAACTGCTGCTCCACCTGGTTTTCTAACGGTAACCGACTGGCCTTTAGGCATAAAAACTGTATATCCATTTACATCAAATACTAATCTTTCTGAAAATCTAGGGGCAATGATTACAGTCTTTCCTTCTTCCATAATAGAAGCTTTTTTTATAAATACATGCTTGTTATTAGAATTCTCAGATGGAACAAATGATTTAGAATCAATTAATTCATAATTAACCTTTAGAGATAGGCCATCTGCTGGCAATTTATTTAATTTAAATAGCCTTGCCTCATCCTGACCAACTCTACCCCATTCATAAACATGGTGAAAAGACTTTGGAGATGTTCTTGCTTTTGCATCTATATAATCGCCAAAGTCAACTTCAAGTTGATCAAAGATTACATTTCTAAATGCAGATTGAAATTGTGGGTTTGATGCTAATTTTGCCATCACATTTGTTTTGTAGAATAATGCTGCAGATATTTGTGCAACAGTACTATCCCTTATTGCACCACTAACTGGCTTCTTAGACATTAAGTTAACTAATCCGCTTGCTGCTTTAATTGCTAAAATTTCAGATGCCAATTTGCTGATTCTCCGCTCTTTCTAATGAGGAGTTATATCCAACAACATTTCCAAACGGGTCTGATATTGGAGTTGTTCCTGCCACATCAAATACCGTATCAGTATCATTTGGATAATTTAATTCATACCAGATAGGTTTGCCATTTACATCTCTAATATTTTTTACTTTATCTCTAGCAGTTAGCCTATCAGATGTTCTTACTTCTATATATTGATCATTAGAATATTTATTTGTAAATTTTTGTCTGTCATTACCTTTACCGCCGTTTTGGCTAATAATTCCACGGGCGTAACAATCTATTGTTTTAATATAAGAAAATTCTCTAACCATTGCGCCAGTGTTTGAATCCTGCCGTTCTGATTGACGGTAGACATCCATTTTCATGGTCATTAAACCATCAACCACGTCAAACATTACACCAGTACCATTTGTGTTATAACGTAGTCTGCTAGAAGCCTATCTGCGTAAGAAGATCCAGTTCCGTTAAATGCCTCTGAAGAATATTCAAAATCCCAATCTGTTGTAGAGATTTTTTTAACATATCTATCTCTCCACACACGATCTTTTGCAAAGTACATCTTCATTAGCTCAACCGCTGCGTCTCTAACTTCATTTGGAATATAATCCCAGCCAAATCTTGCATAAACTTTATACGACTTTGATCTTCTAAAAATATTTGGGGAAGAGTCATTTATTGAAGGCGGCACCATTCCATTTGCAATATATACATCATCATTGATGCCAGCAAAATGGTTTGCTCTTATTCCAAATCCACTTACTGTATTTTCAACAACTATGCCTAAATTATTAATGCTGTTAATATTGTCTACCAATAGTTCATCATTAGCATATAGGGTATGTAGTCGATTTATTTTCTTAGGCATTGAAAGTGTATCTGAATCACTTCCTATCGTAAAGAATCTATCATCATGCAAATAAAACTTTTGTCCAGTGTGTCCTTCAATTATGTTTCTTGCATATCTTTCCGCCAACTTTAACTCTTGATGTGTCCTATGACTTGGATCATTTGAATCTGAACCAAGACCCATCTCTTGAGCTGCCTCTTGAATATCAACGTATGGAGTAACAATATCTAGGTAGGTTGTAGTTGAGTATGCAACTGAGTTGAACTGCCAATCCCAAACTAACTTAAACTTTCTATTTCTTGTTGAATGCTGCACTGGCAGATAAACACTAAATGATCCTTGGTCAACTTCACTCGCTTCTGCTGTTACAGTAGCAATAATTGATGATGGACTAATCTGTGGAGAAACAAGCGGATCACCAGTTATGTCATAAAATTTTACAACTACGGATGATGTTGGCGTTATAGCTTCACCTTTTACGTAAAGTTTTGTTGTTGCTGCCGTGCTTGTGTTTATGTATATCTCTGCCATGTGTTAGGCTTAGTTGTAATACTCCTGTACTTCTCTAGGTGTAGCCAATCTAAACCCTTCCTCCTTATCAAAAATTTCTTGAGCCACATCTGGCTTCATTGCTACAAATGGGTGCTCTAGTGTGAATGTAAAACCTAGTGCATCGTATCTGTAGTTTGGTCGATCCATTTTTACTAGAACCATATCTTCATCTAGCTTTTGATTTGGATCTAGTCTAGGAAGAATTTCATCTGCATCTTCTTTTGCGTTCTCAATGTTTTTAAGTGTACCTTGATATACTGACCAAGTTACTCCTTCTTCTGAAAGTGATGCAATAATATCTGCTTTGTTTTTTAGGCCGTCCACATCAACTGCGAAGTCCGCTGCTAATGCTTTTAAATCCTTGACCTTAAGTGTGTCAAATGACATATATATACTCCTTTGGTATGTATATAAATTATAGCACTATAAAATTAAAATGAAAAGCCCCTAAAATTAATTAGGGGCCTTTCCAGCAAGTTATTTCTTAAATTAAGAAGCAACCTTAACGTCTTTAACGACTACCCATGCGTCTGCCTGCTCAATTTGGGTACCCACGCGAGTATACATTGTATATTCGATTGAGTCCTTCTTTGGCCAGAAGAAGCGGTAAACAGTTACATCGCGCTTGATACCAATAACAACGTTATTTGGGAATGTCAAGTGGACGTCTCCGTGCTCTCCTGTTGGTGTTGCATATGATCCTACTTGAGTTTCCTTAAGTAGTGGAACTTCAACAATTGGAATACCAAATGCGAATGGTGCAACATATCCTGCTGGACCACCTAGAGCACCTTCGTTTCCACGGATAATGCTTGAAGCAATATCTTGTGGGTTAACGTTTTGGATGTTCTGTGAGTTTGAATACAAGTAATCTTGTATAAGGTTTGAGCCTGCAAGGAAGCGTAGGTCTGGACGACGTTGCTTGTACTTACGTGGCATTGCCTTTAGAGCCTTGTTGAAGATGTCACGAGACACTGCTGCGCCCGCTCCAGCTACTACACGACCATTTGTCTTTGCAATCTTGACAATACCGTCGAATGCCTTATAAAGGTTATCTCCAGTTAGAGCTGTGTTACCGTTAAGGACTACGTCCTCAAGGTCGTTACCAGCTTGTGTTGCCATGAGTCTTGCAATGTGATCTTCTAGATCTGCACCTTCAATGTTGTCTTCTAGAGACTCAGTTGAAAGCTCCCAATCTAGGCGAAGTTTCTTTGTTGTGAGAGAAATCTTTGAGAACTGTACGGCTGCATTTGAGCCAGTGTTCTCTGCTTCAGATGCAAGCTTCATAAGCTTTTCTCCGACGCCGATACGATCAATCTCTGTAGTGTCAGCTCTCATTCGAACTGTACGTGCTACCTTACCGATTACTGTTGCATCGAACATGTAATCAAGGAATCTTGCGGATTGCTCAGGATTGAGCAAGCCTCCCTTACCCTCGGAACCTACGTGAATTCCGTCGGTAGGGTTTGCTGAGCCAGTCATTCCACCTGTTAGTGTTGTGCCTACTTCAGCTGCTTTTGCTAATAGTTCATTACTCATTAGTTTTTCACCTTACCCTTTATTTTGTTAATTCGCTAACGGAACCGAGGAAAGTGCCGTTCCATTTTGATTTTTTGATTGTTACTCCTGTTGACCCGCCAAGGTCAGAGGACTTCTTGATTGCAGTGTCTGATTCTACTGCGTCTACTCTTTTTTCAACTGTGTCCATTATAGACTTAATTGAATCAACTGCTGTTGAGAGTTCTGTGTGCTTTTCTGCTAATTCTGAAATTCTCAAATCGACATTCTTGCTGAAAGCTTCGACTGTCTCCTTGATTGTTGAAACCTGAGCAGCGTTTGCCTCAGAGGCCTTTTCCAAAGTCTCTGAGAAGAAACCCTTAAGGTCGCCTAGCATCTTAACAAAATCAGGTGACTCCTGAACTGTTAGTTCTGCTGATTTTTCCAGAACTTCGGCAGAAGTTACTTCAGCTACAACTTCAGCAGAATCTTGTTCTACTGGGGCAACTTCTTCAATAATTTCTGCAGGTGTTTCTACAACTGCTTCTTCTACTACTGGAGTTGCTTGGTTTATATTAAGCTTTTCCACTTCATTTCCTCCTTCTGCAATTGCCGTATTTATATTTTGTGTTTCAGGCAATGTTTGCAATCTTGATCTACGTGAATCAAGAATCTTTTCTATTTCTTTTCCTTTGTTTACGTCGTTTGACTCTACCCATCCAATGAGCTCTGTCTTTTTTCCAGTAACTGGAGACAGGTATTCTGACTCTGTTGACATAAATACAGAATCGCTGTCTGCACAATAAAAAATATTTTCCATTTTAACATCTGCTGCGATGCCTTTAAAAATCATTTGTCCGTTTACTTTTTCAATAGAAAAAATGTTACATAGTTCGTTTGCTGGTGAATCAACGATTGATAGTTCAACTAGTGCATAATCTTTAATAAATCTTACTGATGCTCCTGTTGATTTGTTTACTTCGTTATCTGATTCAAGAATCTTTCCGCCAATTGAGAATCCAGTGAGAGTTCCGTCTAAAACTTTCTCCCATGTATCCTGAGCGCCTTTTGAAATGTATGCATCAACGTAAACTCCGTTGTAAAATTCTTTTGTTATTGGGTCGTAAAAAGTCTCTGGTCTAAATGAAGCAACCTTGCCAACTGCAAGTGGCTGATGCATTTCTCTTAGGTTTCCTCTGAAACCTTCAAATGCTTTCATACTTGCTTCTTGTGTAACGACGTCACCAGTCTGATCCAGGTTGTCTAATGTTGCAAAACCTGAGACTGTTCTTTTTTCTCTATTGACCTTTGTAAATGGAATTGATAAATTAATAGCATTTCCATTAGCGGACCAATGTGACTTTTCTATGATCATATGTATATATTATAGAGATTGTTGTATAAAAAGGCAAATAACCAGTTGAGTAGAACTAGTTGACTTGTCTTCCGTCTCCCTTTGTATTTCTACCCTCCCCAGATTTATCTGGGGAATTAGCTGATCTTTCTTGGTCACGAGTTCTGCTCTGATTTGCTTGGGCTTTAATTTCGGCTGCCTGTGCCGCAAGGTCGACTGGCACGTCCCCGCCTTCTCTTGGAACCATACCCATTCTAACTCTAATTTCATTTGGAGTTATTACCTGGAATCTAAGATATCTTTCATCAATCTTTGACTGGGTATCGGCATCCGTTAAACTTAATTCATTAAATCTAAGTTCTAGTGCATCAGTCATTTCTTGAATTATTTTATTAATCTTTTTTTCAAGGTTTTCCTGTGCTGGCCTACAGACTTGCTCTTTAAATGTCTTATCTGCATCTCTGGCTGCAGCTAAATTAATACCTGCTGGTGTGCCAATTTTATTAATTGGGACTCTGTGAGCCATTAATATTTCATCTCTATTTGAATTTCTGTATTTTTCAAATGAGCCTTCCTGTGCGCCAGCTTCAATTGGCTCCATTTTAAATTCAGTTTTTGAATCTGATGAGTCTGGTGGAAGTGGAATATATAGGGATCTGTGGTTCTTTCCTTTTAGTCCAACTTGAAAAAACTCAAGCAATTTTCTTTCTGACTCTGGTGAAAGTTTTGCTCCCTTTACTGTAATAATATATCTTGGGACCGCTTTATTTTCAAAGTAATCTAAGTTGTATTTACCAGCAAATTCATTTCCTGCCATTGCGTTCTGTGCAGCAATAATATCTGGAATTCCATAGTAGTTATTCTTTGGAGTATACTTCTTTAAATGAATTATTTCATTAGGTCTGTCTTCTTGTCCAGCAATTGGATTAATAGTTTTAGTATCTCCGAAGTTTCTAAAGAATACCGCCTTGCCATACAGAAGTTGTATAAAACCGTCTCTGAAGCGTCTTACACGCATTGTCTTTGAAGGTATATGCCCAATGTACCCTATCTTGCCAGCAGTCGTTCTACCGACCTCCAGATAGCCATTACCAGTAGCCTCATAATCAGTATAGAACTTAATAAGTGTTTCTTTAAAGGTTTCATCTTCATTGCAATCTTCAAGCCAAGCATGCAAGTCTTGTTTAATTCTATTTAACTTTTTGCGGGCACGATCTAATTGTTTCTCATCCTGGATCTCTTCCAGGGCACCAGTTGTCTTTTTTGATTCTATAAAATCAAATCCAAGACCAACTATATTTGCAACCTTTGCATTTATTGCTGCATAATTGTATGGGGAAATTTCATAAATTGTTGAAAGATAATCTAAATTATACTCTGGCTGAACTAAATCAAAGGTGGCGTAACCACTAACAGCTTGCTGAACTTGGAGCTGCTGGCTTTCTGAACCATCTTTACCAACAAATGCTTTTTGAATATCTCTAGAAACTTTTCTTCTAAATGATGCACCTAATCCAGCTAATTTAAGTATGTCTTCTGAATCTATGTCAAACAAGTCATCTGATTTTTGTGTAGTTGGATTATTAAATCTAACCCAATCTGCTGCATTTGAAATGTCAATATTTTCGCTAAACATTTCGTCTTTAGATTCAATCATTTTTGAGGACCCCTAAGTTTAGCCATCTCTTCCTTATGGACTCCTATGTCCAACGGATCTGGGGTAAGACCCCACCTTAATCTTTGTTTTTGATATTCAAATTCTTCGTCATCAATTTGTCGGCTTCCCTCAATAAACTTAGGCTGACCTTCTTCAATTCCATAGTGGGCAACTGCCTTTGCTAACAACTCTATTCTTTCTTTATTGCCAAACATTGATGCTATTGATAAGAAACTATTGTCTTCATCGCCGATCCATCTTCCGTCAGGCATCTCCCAGACATAGACTCCCAATCTGGTCTCGCCAGATTTCATTTGAGCATTAATTCTTTTTATGTCCATAGTTAATTATTTTACCATTCTTATATCCATAAGTCCAGCTTTTTGTCACTTAGCCTGACAAAATTATATAATCTGGAACACAATTTTGTCTCTAGAGTAGGTTGCTATGGGCTGTTCTGTCAGCACAATAGACGATCCTTGCCCAATAGATGAAGATTTACCAATATAAAGATTATAATGATCTGCTGGACTTATTGTGGCACTCGAATATGTAGCAATATTTTGATACAGGTTGTCATCTAGAACTCCAGACCTTACTCCCAGCAGCTGCTTGCCGTTAAGCCATAGCTCTCCAGAAATCAAAGAGGTTGCCGTTATAAATATATAGTTTGGCTCGTCAACATAAAGGTAAGAAGATATGTTTGTTGCCGAGGATGCGTCCTGGCCATTTATATATATACTGCTAATATTTGATTTAGAAATTACTCCGCCAGCTGACCAAGAAATTGATGTTTCTACAAGCCCAGTTTTATTAAAAATAAAATGTCCGCTGGACAATGACTTTGGAGTAAATATCATTTCTATACTTTTTGCTGG